CTGCGGTTTGAGCCGCATAATCAGCCGGAGCGGTTTGAACGATGCCTGTCGGCCCTGTGAAAGCCGTAGCCTGCGGGCTTGCGCCAGCCAAAGGTATAAGGCCAGCAGTTTCCAATTGATATTCGTTAGGCTGGAACCCTTGGAACAGTTGGTTCGGCGTAGTGACAGCCACGTTTCCTGCCGCAAGATTGCTTAGATAATCTTGCTGCGAAATCAAATCTTTGCCGGGCTGGGTAACGTCACCGGATATAGGCGTAGCGGTAATTGTTTCAGGCTGAATTCCAGCATCGGTATAACCGCTATACTGAGGTTGCTGTACAGTTGGACCGGCGGTCATCGAGCTTGTGTCTGGGCTGAAGAAACTTGAAATGTTGTCCCAGAAATCGAATTCAGGGAGCCCGGTATCAGGATTGATCGTGCCGCGACCGCCGCGAGCCTTGAGCAAAGCAGCTTCTTCGGGCGTGATGTGCGCCAGCATGGTGTCGCGGCCACGGCCCTTCTTGCGAAGTTCCTCAGCAGCCTTCCGCAAGGGCAGGCGAGGCATGTCGGTCTTGAGGGCTTGAGCGAGGTTCTTTGCCATTACGTCACCGTGCTTCCGACATCTCTGAGGGACTTGTCAGTCTCGCTCCAAACGTTTTTGGGGGCCTTGTCTTCTGACGATCCGCCGAGAACAGGGCCACCGGGACTATAACTTAAACCGGGAGCGGCGAACAGAGCGGAGCCAAGGGCGCTGGATGTTCCCTGTCCAGCCGGAGACTGGAACCCGGTAGCGCCTAATTGGGTGGGTATCGTAGACCTTGATTGAACGGATGGCTGGAATGCCTTGCCAAGCCCGTAGCTGAGAGCGCCACCAAGAGCGCCAGTTCCAACACCGCCAAGGTCAAGTGCGTTGCCAATTCCAGCGCTGAGACCACCGCTAACGCCGCTAATTAGGCCGGATTTCAAGGCAGAACCAATTGGTTGTCCGGTTGCCAAAGCCCCCGCCGTTCCGCCAGCCAAGCCGCTGAGCCCCTTTACAGCGCCAGCGCCTAAAGCTTCCGACCCGGCTAAAGTTGGCCTGACTGGAACTTGAGGGCCAAATTCGCCTACAGCGCCAACTCCACCCAACGCTTCCGAGGCAAGCTGGCCGACTCCCGCACCAACACCAGCCGACACAAGGCCGCCGAGAGCGCCCTTGATAACGTTGCCGCCCTGGACTTCCGCCGATAATGCTCCAGTAGCCGAGCCAATCAAGGCGCTGCCAGCGATTGAAGCCGCAGCCGTAGATAGCCCTGTAGCCGTCGCAATAGACCCGGCCACAATGGAGCTGAGGCCAGAGGCTTCTACGACGAGGGGGATGATGGCTGCCGCTGGCATCTTACAGGTCCACTTCAAACTTGTAGTACGGCATCATTTGAGCACCTACACGGCGCATTTCCTGAGTTACTTTTACAGGAACTCCGCTCTGTTCGGCAATGCGCTTGAAAGCGGGAGATTGCGCGTAGGAAATAGCTTTTTTAAACCCCATCCTTTTCAGATTGGGGATAGCTTCCTTATAACGTTGAGGAAGCTGTTGAGGGTTTTCAATTGTAAACGTGTGGAACTCAACCACACCATCGCCCTTCGGTTGCAACATCAGAACAGTGTCTCCCAAGCGAAGGAGGCCGACCACATTCTTGTCGATCAACGTGCCAAGAGACACAATCAGTTTGTTAACATCAGCGCCGGGCGTTTCCCTCTGGGCTGATTGACGAATGATGTCCAAGCTTGACCGTTGTGATTTTTTTGGCTGAGCAGGGGCTTTTGGCGTCAATCCAGTCTGAATGCTCGACGTCTTGATAGGGTTGGGTATTGCGGGCTGGGCCATCAGGTTACTCCCAAAGATGCCGCGATTTGCTCATGGATAAGATAATGTTGGCTGATCCACTCGTAAAAATCATCCTCTCGCCTGAAATCCGCGTCCAACATGTTAAACGGGTTGCTCAAGCCAAGAACGGCGGCGAAATACTGGTGTTCGTTCTGATGATAAAGCAGCCAATCATCAAAATTGTCAAAATCTACGTCTGTGATCGGATAACCAGGCGGTTTAGCGCCGCTTGCAATTAAAGTGTCTCTGAACAAGGTATGTTGCAACGAGTTCTCAAACAGGAAGTCCTTCATGGCTTCCTTGTCACCGAAGACAACGCTTGAGAGGTTGGCAAAGTTCATGCCTTGTCCGCCTTCCCGTCAAGCTTGTTGAAGATTTGCTTGAGAATGTCCTTCATCTCCAAGATGTCGGCCCGGTAATCCGTTTTGTGGACATACTCGGTGTGCAGCTCTTTTTCGATGTCTTTCAGGTCTTCCTGAAGAGCGCGCAATGAGTCCCAGATGACTTTCAACACCCATCCGATGATGGCCCCAAAGCAAGCAATGAGGAGGTTGATTAAGTCTTGAGACATTATTTAGCCTCCAACGCAGCGATGCGGGCGGTAAGGGAGTCGTTCTTGGCGGAGAGTTCTTTGATGGCGGCGACGAGAAGCGGGATTGTGTCTGTAATTTGCAACCCTAATGTGCCAATCTCATCTGATTGAACATTGACCGCTTCTGGGAGAACGGCCTGCACATCTTGCGCTATGAGAAAAGAACGGCGAGTTCCATCTGGATCAGATTTATATTTACCGATAACAGTGCGCAAACTGTTTACTTTTGCAAGCCCATCATTGATTGGTTCAATGATGTCTTTGATGCGCTCATCAGAAGCCGCTGACCAAGAATTGTTTCCGGACACCAGATAGACACCCGTTCCCGCCGTATTGCGGAAAAAGACAACATTCCCGCTATCAGCTAAAACACCAAATCGCTCCCCGGAACCGGCAGAAGTTTGATTGATAACAACTGCACCGCCCGCAAGAATGCGCATACGCTCAACGTCAGCGGTAGCAAATGTTAATGGAGAACCTAATATCTGCAAAGGATAATTTGCGGTTATTGGGTCATTGTAACTGTCAATGCGATTGGTTCCGCTTAAATTTCTGATCAACATATTACTGGTTCCAGAAACATAAGCGGCATCTATTGTTCCGGAAACTGTTAGCGTGCCCGTCAAGGTAGGCGACGCCGACAATACGGTACTCCCGGTGCCGGTGCTGGTGGTAACGCCCGTGCCGCCGTTGGTGACAGCAAGAACGCCTGTTGCGTTAGCGCCTTCGGCCAGAATGGAAAGATTGCGAGATATAGTCATTGAACGCCCTCAATCAGTTTCCAAGACACTGTAGGCTCGTCCCAGACATAGTGCTGGCCGTCTGTAGGATACGTTACCGGTGCTTCCCACAGCCATGTAGTTTGGTTTAACATCCATGACGGATATGGCTGCGGCGCGTAGAACACGTCATGCGCGACATCGTATGTGTACCCAATGCCCGCATAGTTGCCGCGCAAAGCTACGCCACCATCCGGCTGGCCGTCTTGCCCGTAATGGACGCCGCCACGGGTATTGTAACTCGTTTGTATCCACTGACCCGGCGAACTATCAACGAACGTGTTGAAGAACTTAGGTTCCGCAACGATGACTTGGATGACCTTACCGTCCAGCACTTTTGCAAAATGGCTCATGCCGTGTAACTCCCCGAAGCAGTGAAGATAAGGATGGTATTGCTACCATTCGTTACGACAGAAGGTGAACCAGTATATGTTCCGCTATAAAATGCGGTGGGCACACTGATGAGAACAACACCCGAACCGCCATTGCCTCCCGCAACTGGATTTGATCCACCAGAACCTGCTCCACCACCCCCGCCGCCAGTGTTTGCGGTTGCGGCTGTTGGTGTTCCTGTAATAGTTCCCGCTCTGCCGCCACCAGATCCGCCAGCGCCCGCAGCAGACGCAAACGCGCCGCCTCCACCGCCGCCAGAATAGTAGATGGAGGTGCTAACAACTTGCCCAACTGCGGCGGTAGTAGCTTGTGCCGTTGTGATTAGAGCGTTGGTAGACCCAATACCACCTGCGCCACCCGAAGTCGTAGTGGAGTTTCCACCAACTGCTCCAGCGCCGCCGCCACCGCCAACAGCATATGCAGGCCCCCCCGCACCGCCAATGCCGCCGTTATTACCTTGTCCCGACGTTCCAGCGCCAGCGGTTGTGCCGCCGCCGCCGCCCGATCCTCCAGCCGATCCTGTTTGCGGCGGACTGGCCGAGCCACCACCGCCGCCGCCACCAACAGCAGTTGTTAGGCTTGTAATGCTGGAACTGGTGCCATTTGTGCCTTGGTATGTGCTTGTTGTTCCCCCTGCGCCGCCACCGCCAACAGTGACAGTGTAAACAGTGCTGGAAGTTAACGTCGTTGTCCCCGATAGAAATCCGCCACCGCCGCCCCCGCTGCCAGCACCATAACCGCTTGTAGCAGCGCCGCCGCCGCCGCCAGCAGCAACAATAAGATACGATGCGGTGTATTGGCTAAATGAACTGGCGCTAATTCCAGAATACGGCAGCCAACCTTGCGTTGCGTCAATATAAACAAACGCAATTGACTCGCGATTGGCGGTGGCAGAGAACGATCCAGAACCCCCATTGATCTTGCTGCCATTTGGCGCGACCGTGACATTGTTCGTCGCCCAAGTACCCGCATAGTCCGTCAACTGCACGTAGTTGCCCGCAGATGGGCTGGCGGGCAGTGTGACGGTAATTGCGCCGGAAGTGGTGTTGATGGGATAGCCGTTACCGCTTGCTGCTGTGAAGTTGGCTGTCTGGACAGACTGCCAAGACAATCCGCCACCGCCACCGCCAGCAGGCGTTGCCCATGTTCCATCACCGCGCCAGAAGGTAGTGGAAGACGCGCCAGTGCCGCTGTTCAGGTTTGTCACTGGCAAATTGGTGACGCCTTGAATGGTCGTGGAGTTAGTCCAGACGGCAAGTTGGTTTGCTGTAGGCGTCCCGCTAACCGCTACACCGCTAACTAGCGACACGTACAACGCAATAACATCGACCAAATCACCCGCAGCCGCCGCAGTCGCGAGTACGACGGCGGTTCCAGAAGTAGCGGTATAGTCTGACGGATTGAGCAACACGCCGTTTAGATAAACTTGGACGTAGCCAACGGTGTAGGTCGCCGTGAAACTAGTTTGCCCGGCAGTTGCCGTAAACGTGGTCCGAGTGTATGTGCCGCCGCCACCACCGCCGCCAGCAGCCCATGTCGGCACGCCTCCCGCCAGCGTCAGCACATAACCATTTGTGCCTGCGGTCAGCTTGGACAATGTGTTAGTGGCCGAGGCATACAGAATGTCGCCCGTGGCATAGCTAGTTTGCGCCGTGCCGCCAAAAGTTGCGCCCAAAGACCCAGAAGTAATCTGAGACGCCGCGATAGCTATCGACGCGTTTGACGCCGCCGTAAGACGCCCCTGCGCGTCAACCGTGAAACTTCCGACGGTACTTGCATTGCCGTAGCTCCCTGCTGTTACCGTTGTGTTGGCGAGATTGGCCGTAACGGCAGTTGACCCGTTAAACGAAGTGCCTGTTAATCCTGTGCCAAGCGTCAACGTTCCAGTTGTCGATGCGGTAACGGTTCCAGAACCGCCAAGGCTAATAGCCGTCCCGTTAACACTGACGCTAGAATTTGTGAGGCCAGAGTTCGGAATGGTTGTGTTGATTGCTGAAGCCGGAATGCTAATTGTTGCATTAGACGCAGCGGTAAGTTGCCCTTGTGCGTTAACTGTGAACGTTCCAACAGTAGCCGCATTGCCGTAAGAGCCAGCAACAACAGTTGTGTTTGCAAGACTAATTGTCCCGGTCGTGGTAATAGGGCCGCCAGTGAGCCCCGTGCCGGTCGAGACGTTGGTGACAGTCCCGGTTCCATTGCCGCCGCCACCGCCGCCTGTCTGCGCTACTGTTTTAAGCGACATGATTACACTCCATCGCCAGGGGTGATGAAGACCGATGTGTTACCAGCTGCTGTTATTCCAGTAAAATAAGCGTTTGGCAAAAACGTCAAAATTTCATCCGTGCCAGGAAGGAGCGGCAACGTAAAAGTGCTGCCCGAAATTACAACTGCATTTGTATTGGCTGTTGACGCGCTAACCCCATAACCTAGATAAACCATTGTCACCGTTGAACTAGCCGGGACAATAATCCGGTATTGGTTGGAACCTAACCCATTGGATACCGCTTGCACGGGCGTGGGCGCAGTCGTGTTAGCCGTAAACACTACGGTATTGCCGAGTTGGGTAAACGCTTGGACGCCCATATTTCGATCCTCTAGTTTTTAGCGACGAGCTAATTAAGCCATCACTCCCGATACAAGATTGGTTCCGCTCAGACCAGTAGATGTCACTTGCGATCCGTTAATGATCAATTTGTTTCCGCTTCCAGAAGCAATGCAGGCGGGATCAATGCCAGTGCAGTTGATCTCGTTGTAAGTGTTTGTGGTGCCAAGAAGCTGATAACCAATTGTGAAAGCAGAAGACTTTCCAGCCGCGAACACTTGGAAATAATTTCGATTGCAACCACCCGCGAGCTGACACATGGGGCCAGCAGTGTCGGCGTAGTTTGTGACATGATCTAAAAATCTTGAATTTGTTGTATTTGTCATCGAAATTGCTTGTGAATTTACGTCGATGATTTGAGTTTTTGTTTCGATGTTCGCTGAATTAATCGCGGTTATGCCTGTGCAAGTCGAGCTGGAATTCCCAATTGTTTGGAAATCGGTGACAGACACTTGAGCCAAAGAACTATTGAAATACAGTCCCGTCACTTCTGTCGATCCGGTTGCAGGAGCGCAATAACCGCCGTTCACGCTGATCGAACCGAACTTGCTTGTATTTTGGAACAGAATGCCCGCAATCGTAAAAACGTCTATAACGCACGACGTAATCAAAAGATCGTTGTTGCCATAATTTTGAGTAGAATATCCGGTTCCAATCACAGCAATTCCATAAGCCATCCCATTAGACTCGGCCCTAGAAATGTAACAATCTGTAAAATCTCCATTCAAATAAAAACCAGCAGAATTTGACGGGCATGAGCCCGCAGCAGAGGCGTTGTTTTCATCAAAATAAATAGATGCGTTTCCGCCTGCGGCAAAACCGGTGTTGGAGATGCCATCTATGTAATACCCCCAAAAAACTGCGGTTCCGCCGCCAGTTCCAGCGGTGCTTCTGAACGAATAACATCCCCATGTATGGCACGACACGCAAGCGGTGTAATGAAATCCATATTCATGTTCAGCAGCTTTGACTTGCCTGACATAACAGTACAATGCAAATTGCATCAACAGGCCCGTTGCTCCCGAACCGTTTACGGGATTGACACTCCGAGTGACTTGCAAGTTCTGAACAGTCACATCTGTCAAGAACGCATTGATGCCTCCGCCAGGAGCCGTGTCAGTGCCGATTTGCAAAGTTGTGCCTGAGCCGCTTGTCAAAATGATGCGCGTGGCTGAACCTGCATAGGCTAAATAGTTAAACCCTTGACCCTGCAAAGTCCTGTTTGGCGTGGTCATCTTCAATGTAGAAGAAATCGCATAATCAGCAGCTTGCAATTGAGTTACATTGCAAGCAACAACGCAAGCGTTTATAGCCGCCAAACAATCTGCGCCAGTGTTTGTAACCGCTCCCCACCATTCAGGATAGCCAACAGTTAAAAATTGGGGATTTAACACAACTTTTCCGGTGCCAGAACAATTAAAAATCTGGTAGATGCCAGCATTTAACCCGGCGTTAAACGTCACGGTTACGCCTGTTGCTATTTGCAAGATAGCGCCACCCAGCATTTGAACTGGAGATGTAAAAGTTACGTTTGAACTTACAACATAAGTTCCTGTCGGTATCAAAATGAAAGATGCGGCATTTGCAGCCGTAAGATATGATGAGTCATCAGTTGACCCGTTTCCAATTGCACCAAAATCTTTGACACTGGACCAATCGCTTAACTTTGAGCTGACACTTCTTGTCACCGCCCCGGTTGCTGCCAAGGTGTAAGTGACATTGGCCGAAGCGCCTACAGCCGCAAAGTTTGCGTCAAGCTGGGACAAGGGCAAAGGAGAGGCCGCCGTAGCGAATGTGTAGGGAACGGTCATCAGAACCTCACTCTTTGTTCGTATTCCATTTCTAGCGTGTTCAGCGTGAACGACGGACTGGACGATGTTATCGTAAGACCGAGATATTTTCCATATTGCTGGGCGTCAGACTTGTAGAGATAGTAACCTCCACCACCGTACCAACTTATTGTTGTGTTTGAGTTATTGTACCAAGTTATTGGCACAAACCCGTTGTTTACCCATTCTGTAGCGTCGGACAATGAATATACCGGGCTTGTGTTGGACTCACTGTCTACGGTTATGTTTAGCAGGCCACCAGAAAGCAAAGACGCTTCAACGCCAAACTTCAACGCTTGTTTGGTGCGTATGATGTCTTGCATCGGCCACAAGGCACTTTTAATTGTAGAGTTAATGTTTGATGTAGTGTCCGTATAAAAAGACAACAGGTTTGTTCCACCAGTCCCATACAAATACAGTTTGCCTGCGGTCGTCACCGGCAAAGCGTGTTTGATCGTACCTTGGCTGGTTACAAACCACTTTTTATCAAAGAACACGAGTTGGATGGGGCGAGTTCCCTGCACAGGGTCGTTGTAATAGACGTTGAACGCCGCGCAGAGAATGTTGTTGACAAGAACTTGGCCGCCAGACACCGGCTGCGTAAAGTCAATGAGCGGAAACACGCCGTCCAATGCGTCCGAAATCTTGCTGACCGTCGCACCGATCAGGGCAAAAATTCCATATTGATTGATGAACAACAACGACCTGAAATACGGGAATATCCCGTCATAATAGACCGAACCAGTCGATGCCGACACGTTTGTATTGGTGAACAACGTGCTGCCGTTTGTTGTGACGCGAACATCTGAAAACACGTTGATGCTGTCGTCGCCAAAAACGTACAGAAAGTTGTTGGCCGAGATGAGCGCGGAAATGTTGCTGTGCAGCGTGTCATCAGTGATCTGAACAAGGCCAGACGAAACGCTCACGAAGTCGTTGTACTGGCCTGCGGCGCTGTAAAAGACGGTACGGCCTTGAGAAAGCCATACGCGGCCTTGGAAGCTGGCAACATCTGACGTTGCGTTGCTGGTCAGCAGAGCGTTTGCTGTGGCTGCTGTAGTTGGTGTGCCGCCACTAAAACTGACCGCTGGCGCAGAGGTGTATCCCGCGCCGGGGTCGGTCACGATGATTTGCGTAACAATCCCGCCAAACACAATCGCGGTTGCTTGGGCGATGCGGCTGTATCCGCCGCCTGTAAATACGACCGTTGGGGCTGACGCGTATCCTGCGCCGCCGCTCGTAACAACGACGCCAATGGTTCCAGTGGCGAATGTTAGAGGACCAGCTACCGCAGCAGCTCCAGAACCGCCACCGCCGCTGAATGAAAGGGTCGGGGCGCTTGTGTACCCAGAACCCGCGTTGGTGACAGTCAACGATGTGACAAGTCCAGAGCCGACAATTGCAGTTGCAGCCGCAGCACCACTGGAAAATGTCACGCCGGGCGCGGTCGTATAACCGTACCCAGGGTTTGTAATCTGAATAGACGAGATAGCGCCACTGGTGATGCTGGTAACAACGGCTTGCGCTTGAACGCCATACGGGCTGCTGGGAGCCGCAATGGTGACTGTAGGAAAGCTTGTGTAGCCAGTTCCGCCACTCGTGATATTAATATTGGTGATTGTGCTGGCAGCGTTGGAGATAGAGGCCACAACGGTTGCTTGAATACCATTGGCTTGGTTAGGCGCGCTTACCGTTACATCAGGAGGCGTGGTATAGCCAGAACCTGTGTTGGTAATGCCAACAGACCCAACAGACCCAACAGAAATTAAGTCTGTCGTGTCCCAAGTAAAATAACCCTTGGCAGGGTCAGATATAATCGCGCGCTCGTTCTTCCACTGCTTCATTCGCACGCCAGTTGCGCTGAATGTGCCCGCAGCGGCTAACGTGCCTTTGGTGTTGTTGCTGAGCTTAAAATATTCAGCTCTTCCATCTGCCTCAAACGCGATGATGTAATCAACGTTGTTGATGTTGCAGCTATAGATTGAAGAGACGGTATTGGCCCAGGCGAGTGGCGACCCGCTAACCTTCACCGTAGACGATGTTCCCACAACTTTTAGATTGCCAAATCCAATTGGCTGAACGTTCTCAAGCCAAGCAAACTCTTCATCATCAAGCGCAGTTCTGTTGGGCCTTGTGTTGAGACCCTTGAAAGCTTTGACGACCTGATAGTTTTTTTTCTGTTCAGGTGACGCCGCCATGTCAGTACACCTGACTGTAGACGTCCGGTATCCGTCGCTGGAACGACGTTGCCAGAACGTTCTGAACCTTTTTCAGGTACTCTTGCTTGAAGATTTCCGCCTCGCCGTAGCTCTGCTCTTTGTACTTGGCTGTGCCAGCCGCGTAGTACGGGACAGGCTCTGTGTACGGGAGCGGAATAGTTTCAACATCGTTGAGGTTTATAAGATCGATTGGCTGAACCACGGTGTCCAGCTCGATCTGATATGTTTGATCCGGCACAGGCCCAACGTAGAAGCTCTGGCTGCCGTAGATCGAATAGCAGATGGGACGACCGATGTAGTTCTGCCAATAACGCAACTGGCTGTTGAACTGCGTCCACGGTTGATAGCGGAGCGGGACGCGAGAGTTACCCCAGTAAAGATTGAAGTTCACGATGTCGAGCGTGAGAGAGCCGCGCGGCAAAGACGAGAAGGTGTAGACCTCCTGGTTCTGATATACGTTGCTGCTCTGAATAACCCTGTTGACGCCGGTATCACGAACGAGCCTGTTGCGGGCGTCGTTGATGTAATCCGTCAGCTCCTGGTCAGTCCAGAAGTTCGCGTTAGCGTCGTGCAGCAACCGGCGGGTTGTTGTGATGTAGCTCTGTAGCGTGGTCATGTACGCCCCACATCATGCGGCTGCCTGCGTCCCTTTTCCCCGCTCCCGTTTTTCAAGAACAGGGGCGGGGAACCGGCCTACCGCTGGGGACGTTGCGCGATAGTCGTCTGGCCGCTCTTCGGTGATCTCGAACTTCGAAAGTCGCTCAAGAGCCTGCGGCAAATCATTCGAGTCCTTCGTCCACCCGAAGCGGACTACAAACTCAAACTTGTTGTCTAGGCGATACCCAAAAAGGTTCTGAGCAACATCATATGGCACTTCCACCGGCTTGGATGGGGGGAAGCTGTAAGACTTCCCATGCCATTGACTTGTTAACTCTGCGTCCGTTTTGTTTACCACCCAGACATTGTTCATCAGAAGCTCACAACGTCGCCGTAGACATTGACCTGGCAAGCAGCGTTCGCCACGTTAGCCGTCACGTTCACGAAGAGCGCGTTGGCCTGAAAAACAATGGCGGCAGTGTTTGCGTTCAGACCGGAACCGGGCGTCATATCGACGTAGCTGGTGCCGTTCGTGAGGTTGGTCAACGTTACCGTGCCCGTCACCAAATTAGCGCCGTCGTTAGACGTGCCGATGGTGATGTTTGCGGTAGCAGCGTTGGGGGCCGTGCCTCCAGCCGTGTTGTAGAGGTTGGACACTACAATACGACGGAGGATGTAGCCACCAGAACCACCCATGCCACCGTTAAGGATTGGCATGATGCCGACTGCATTGGCGGTGCTGGACAGCAGAACATTGCGGCCTTGGGCAATACGGAAATTACCAAAGCTGTCCTGCGTATTTTGGCCTACTGCATCAGGATTAGCCATGTGTCACCTCAAACGTTGTTGTAGGTGCCCGAAGCTGCCTGACCACCGTTGACCG